AAAGGACCGTGTACTTGCCCGCTCACATTGAGCGGTTCCGTTGCTGCAAACTTGTTCTGGTAAAAAACTTTGGGGAAAATCCGTCTGCTAACGAACAGCAGGCGGATTTTTTTGCTGTCGCGGCAGTAATTATGGTTGCAAAAGTTTACAAAGTATGCTATATTGTAGTTGTCAGATACATAAAAGCATTAGGCGCGGGCAATAGGTTGCCGGGGCTTTGTTTGCTGCAAACTTTTTAAACCATGACTATAGTATACAGCAAACTTTTTAAACCGTCAACCCTCCTGTGCGAACTTTTTAAACTTTAGCATTTTGCACAAATTGGAGGTCTTGTTTTGGCGTTTTACGACAAGTTTGTAAACCTTTGTGCTTCCATTGGGGAAAAGCCTACGCCGGTAGCTCAAAAATTAGGAATTAGCAAAGGTACAGTTGCGAGTTGGAAAAGGAGAGGAAATGACCCAACTGACGCATATTTGGCAAAGATTGCAAATTACTTTGGCGTATCTGTTGACGACTTGCGCGGGAATTCCGAAAACGAAAAAAAGCCCACCGCACAAGGCAATGGGCTAAAACTCGATTCCTATGAAGACATCGATCAGTGGCTTGACACTTTAGATGGAAAAGGTCTTGATATGGTAATTGCGATGGCAGCAGCAAAGAAGGTGAAAGTCAATGAAGATAAATCCTGATTGCGTCCGAGATGTTATGCTTGGTCTCGAAGAGCAGCTCGGCTTGTTCCTGAATGATAAATGCAATATGGAGTTTGAATGTTCCAGCCCTGATAAGCTGAAAAAATCCTCTTTTATGATGGGCAAAGGCTATTCCCGGGAAGATATATTTTATTCTTGCTTGCAAGCTGCTGAAAATGGCTATATCGTGGCAGAATATCGAATAGACAAAGAACTCAGAACGATAGAGTTTTTTTATATTATGTATATCACGCCAAAAGGCCATGACTTTATTGCGTCAATTTCCAATCAGCAGACGTGGCAGGAAAAAATAAAGCCCACCTTGTCAGCGGTGGGCAATGTATCTCTTACTGTAATTGAAACGATTGCAAAAGGTGCGGTAACTGCGCTTATTGAGCATCATCAATCCGGCTCTTAAAGGCATTGTGCGGGCGGAACGCCGTATTTCCCTGTGCGGCAATTACACTGGCCGCAATAGCTCTGTCCAGCTCTAACGGCAGATTTTGCGCATCGTAAAAGTTTATGCCAGAGACTTCAATCAGTTTCAGCATTTTTTCGATGACTTCATCCTTTTTCTGCCTGTACTCGCTGTCGTCGCACTTGTTGTAGACATCAATTCTATCCCGCATTGCTTGTCTCCTTTATAACCTCATTACAAATTGCAATAGCATCTTTTAGCGGGATTTCTCGCAAAAGCTGCTTTGCCTGCTCTCTTAAACTAAGTATCGTACTTTTTTCAACTGTTGTCAACTGTTCTTTTTTCATTTCAGATTCCCCCAAAAATAAATAAGGTTGTGATATTGTGGGCTTTTTTGACTTTTTGAAACCGAAACAAAAAGTAAATGTTTCCATAACAACACATGAGCCGACTAAAGATGAAATTGCAAAGCAGTACGCTGGTTACTGCAAGGCGCAAGCAGAAAAGCGGCACGCAGAACAGGAAGAGCGTGCAAATGAGTGTTTTCTGGCGCTTTCCGCTGATGACCTAGAAGACAAAAACGGCCTAAAGCCAACAGAAATTTTAATGCTCTCTTATTTAGAGAAGTATTCCAGCGGAAAGCCCGTTGCAAAGTTCTGGCATTATGATTATGGCGTTGATGACGTTTGGCCAATTATTAAAAAGTTGGAATCAATGGGATTTGCTGAAAACGGGAAATTGACTGATAAGGGAAAAGCAGAAATAAAAGATAACGAATATGTTTATTTTTGGCATAGAAAGACTTATGCTCGTGTGGCTTTTAACTTGCCTGAGTTTTGCCGTGCCGTAAATGCTCGAAGAGATATTCCGTATCGGGATTTAATATGGGGACAATACAATAAACTGTATATGGAAGCCTTTTCTTCTCCCAAAAAATGCCGTGATTTACGATATTCCATGTATGAGTTTTTGGTAGACGAAAAAAAGTTTAAAACGGCTTTTTCTATGCTACTTGAAATACCTTTTTATGATATGAACTGCCAATATCCTTTTATAGCTCCTAGTATTATGCAGGAACTAAAGAAAGCCCAAAAAAAGGCTGGCTTTACTGAAGATCAAATTTTTGATATGGCAAAAGAAAGATACGGCAGGATGCTTGTTGAAAACCCAACTGTCCCTGCGATAGATGCCGCAGGTATTGTAACATCTTACATTTTTGGAAAAGATGGTCTCGCTCAAAGAGTTTTGAAATCTTACAACATTGATTGCGCCAGGCTGTTTTCCGGCAACCATTGATTGTATTTTACACAACTGCCAGTTGTATTTCAACAGTTTCACAAAAAAATCCATTTGTCAATGCCTTTAATTGGACTATAACACATTCAAAGCGCAAAAAAGCATGAAAAAAAGCAGCTCAGATGCTGTAACATCGAAGCTGCTAAAAGGTGGGTTATAAAAGCAGACAGGCTCTCAACCCGCCCTTATTCTATCACAAAGAAAGGGGCAACGCAAGATGAAACGAACAAATACAGCAAAATGGGTTGAATCTGCCAATCGTTGGCAAATCAACGTGCAGAAAGACGGAGTGAGAAAGACATTCACCAGCGCCAAGCCGGGGCGTACAGGGCAGCGTGAAGCCAACGCCAAGGCCGACGCATGGCTTGAAAAAGGTATCCAGAACCGCAAGCAAACCGTTTCAGAAGCATATGTCCAATACATGGCCCGCCAGATGAAAATTTCGTCCGAGGGAAACTGGAAACCCATGCAGGGGCGCTATAACAAGTGGATTGCCCCGCGCATCGGGGACACTCGCCTGACTTCCCTTACAGAGCAGGCAGTACAAGACATACTGGATGATGCTTTTGCAGCAGGCCGCAGCAAAAAGACAATTAAGAATATTGCGGGCGACCTGCGGAGCTTTTTCAAGTTTTGCCGCCGCTCTGGATGGACAACGTTTGAGCCGGAGGAACTGCACGTTCCA